CGATCAGAGGGGTTCATCGACCTTCGCCGCGGTTGGGCTAGACCAAGGCGGGCAAAATCCGATGTCTACCGTTCGAAGCGGTGCCGGCGTAAAGCTGGAGGACACGTGCCGAAATACGATAGGGCGCGCAGGGATCAATACTAGATAGCCCACCCGAAAGGGTTTTTTCCGCTTTGCTGCCGGATGTGGTTCTATTGCGTTTTTTTTGGTCAGGTGCTAAATTCGCGGGCAAGGGCGGTATTTGGTCGATCCCCTCTAATCACTTTTTACCGTCCCGCTTCACCTGCGCCCATGAGCTAGCCCTCGTGGGCGTTTCCTTTTGTGGGGTCGCCACTGGCGGTGGCTGCGCTCGGTCGGAGATCAGTTTGCTCGGCGGCTGAGGTCAAAAGCTGACATAGATATGTCTTAAAAGCGGGGGCAATAGGTCGCGGCGGCGGCAAGCGTCGTAGGCTAACCTTACGCCAAACTTACAGCGGTGTTCGTTAGTATGCGGCGGTGGTGGTTACGTTATGTCAAATTGATGGGGGGTTCGAGGTGTGGGCTAGGCCACCAGCCACCCGCCTTGCCGCTTTCGGTTTCGGGGTTGATCTTCTTCTAAAGACAGTCCCACCGGCCTTGTCTGCGATGCGCTAAACGGGTTTAACAGTGTCGCAGCGTTAAACCGTCGGGGTTTGTTTCGGAAAGTATCGGATGGGTTTGGGTTCGGACTGACGGTTGCTTACCGTAGAGTCTCTGCCTTGCCGGGCTCGCTGGATGCGTTTGCGTTTGGTCTGGTCTGGCTTCCTCTTGGGCTTGCCTTGTCAGGCGGTGCCACAGGCTGACCCTAGTATCTGGACATTGGATGTGCTTGTGCGCGTGACCCCACCAGCACTCCCCCCAAAAAAAAATTCAGTTTTCACCCGACTCAAATCGTAGGGCTCGGTTTTGAATGGGAATTTATATATAAAGCCTTTGACTTTGAAGCGCGGTCATAACTAATAACGTACCGTGTATGTTGCGTTTTCCTGAATTCTAAGATTAAATGCGCGTATGGAAAGCAAGATTTGGTGCGACACCAGCTTAAAGCCGCTGCACTACCGGATAATGTGGTGGATGATCGACATGGGTGCGATGCGCGGGGCATTGATGCGAGGCTGGATGGGTATTGCTGCCGACGATTTGGGTGTGCACCGCATTTCGTTGAACCGAGCAATGAAGCTGCTGGAAGCGCAGGGCTTTGTTCGACAGTTAAAAAAAGGCACCCATTTATTGCTGACCGAGGCGTTTGATTCGGAAGCCGATCCAAGCCGGGTTAAGGTGCGTCGTCCGTGATGCCGCTGCTGAATCGAGAGTGCTCGCTGCAAGGCTGCTCTCGAAAACACCACGCTAAAGGATATTGCTTCCACCACTATTGGGCGCACTATATTCGGGGCAATGCTTTGAGTGCTAACGCTAAAAAAGGAAGGCCGTCACATGCCGATGCCGAAGCCAGGTCACAGCGAGATTGATTCTTACCGCGCCTATTATTCAGGGCTGACGACGGACGAATCCAAATTGAAGTTCTTGCAAATGTTGAAAGAGCGTCGGGATTGGCACCGCGACGATATTGCCGGCCGACTGCTGCCGGAATTGGCCGAGCTATGGGTCGTATCCAAATGTCAGTCGAGGTAACGGTGTGAGCGACTTCAATCTGCAAAACTTTTGGAAGTTCTGTTCGGCGTTGCAGGTCGATACCAAAGAGTTGGGCCTGACGACGTTAAACCCCAAGACGTTGATGGGAACGCAGAAGTATTTTATCGAAGAGGTGGCGAAGGGTCTGGAGGAAGGCATCCATACTTTTGTTGTCTTGAAGGGCCGGCAGTTGGGGATTACAACAATCTCTTTGGCGCTCGATCTGTATTGGATGTTTAAACACAGCGGCATGTCCGGTTCGATGGTGACGCACGACGAAGAAACCCGGGATATGTTCCGATCAACCCTTGCGATGTATATGGACGGGCTGCCAAATGAATTTAAGCGACCACTTGTCACACATAACCGGAGTCAGCTTACCCTCAAAAATAGGTCGAGATTTGCGTATCAAGTTGCAGGTACACGAAAAAACACCAAGTTGGGCAAAGGCAAGGCTCTCACATTCCTGCATGCTACAGAGTGCTCTGAATACGGAGATGAGGAAGGACTCGCTTCACTAGAGGCGTCGCTTGCCGAGCAAAATCCAAACCGGCTCTTTGTGTGGGAAACCACGGCGCAGGGGTATAACGCCTTCTTCGATATGTGGGAGGATGCTAAAGCCAGCCGCGTCAAGAAAGCGATCTTTATCGGCTGGTGGCGCAATCAGTTCTACCGCAAGAAAAAAGGCAGCATCGAGTACCAAGTGTATTGGGATGGCCGGCTGCAACCCGAAGAAAAGAAATGGGTGCGCGAGGTCAAGCAGCTCTACGACTTCGACGTGGATGACGAGCAGATCGCCTGGTGGCGTTGGGCGATGGCCGAGAAGTCGCGGGACGAAACCCTACACATGCAGAATTACCCGCCGACCGAGGACTATGCTTTCGTCTTGTCGGGCAGCCAGTTCTTCAACGCGGCGCGGATTAACGACGAATACAAGCGAGCGTCGAAGTTCGATTTCCACAATTACCGTTTTGTCTTGCGAGAGGCTTTCGAGGATACGGACATTTTGGAGTGCGGCGAAAAGAATGGAAACCTCAAAATATGGGAATTCCCCAAGTCACAAGGCCACTACGTCATCGGTGCCGATCCAGCCTACGGCTCCTCCGATTGGGCCGATAGGTTCTGCGTGTCGGTATGGCGATGTTACGCCGACGGCATGGAGCAAGTGGCCGAGTTTTGTACGCCAGACTGCTCCACGTTCCAGTTTGCTTGGGTGATGATCTATCTGGCGGCCAGCTACTTGAATGGCGGCGGGTCTGTCATGCTTAACTTGGAAATTAACGGCCCGGGTCAAGCCGTTTGGCAAGAAATCCAAAACTTGAAACGCACCGCCGTCAATCAGCCCGGAGAGGGCGGGGCTCGACTGTATTCGGTAATCGCGAACATTCAGAATTACCTGTACAAGCGATTGGACAGTATGGGTGCGCCGTCGGCCTATCATTGGAAAACGACCGGCGACACCAAAGAGCGCATGTTCAACTTAATCAAAGATTGCTTTGAGCGCGGAATTTCGTTGGTTAAGTCACGCGAGATGATTGACGAAATGAAGAACGTCATTCGGGATGACGGGATGCTCGGCGCGCCGGGTAGAGGCAAGGACGATAGGGTTGTGGCTGCCGCATTGGCCCATGTGGCGTGGGCAGACTTTGTCCGTATGCGAATGGTTCAGCAGGGCATGACGCGCCAGCAGGGGCATGCGCGTGACGCGCAGGGCGAGAACAAGGACGCGAACAGTGTGGCCGGATTCCTCAAGAGTCTTGGGATTGCGGCGTAACGATGGCGCACGACAACACAGACTTCGTTGTTGGCGAGCTGCTCAAATTCTATCGAATGTATGAGCGCGATCCGATCTATCAGCGGAAGGTTTTGGAGGGCTGGCAGCAAGAGGCCAAGACAGGCCGCAGTTACCGCAAAGCCTACGACCAGGCATACCGGCAGATCATGATGGAGAAGTCGCGTTGAGCGATCAGCCCAATCACCTCACCATGCCGGTCGAGGAAATTCGCACCAGAACGATTGCGGCGCTCAAGATTTTTCCAAAAATACAAATCGCAAAGCTGATGAAAGTGCGGTCGCACGATCTGACGTTGTTCGTTCAAGCGAGGCCGCAGGACGCAGGCCGCAGATTCGGGCCGCTACAGTTGAAGCGCCTTGCAAAAATCTGCCTGCAAATCGAAACCGGAGAGCTGCGGCACAACGGCAAGATGGTTGGGCGCGGCAGCAAAATTTGGATTGATAAGCCGATCCGGCCGGCGCTTCCGGTGCACCGCGTTATTTTTGGGCGAGCCGGAACGCATCCCAAGATTGTGCAAGGCGAAGCGCCGGTCAAGGAAACCATGCCTTCATTCGACAAGCTGTTTTCCAGCAAACCGACCATCGTATTGCCGAAATTGTCCTTTAAGCGTTAAATACACACACTCAGGAGGCGTAAATGGCCGTTCTTCACGACTACAATTGCATGGCGCATGGTGTTTTTGAGAGCATGACGGGTAATTGCCCGCATGGTTGCGGCAAATCTATGGTCGAAATCACCTACATTCAGCCTGCCGGACTGACCTCTTTTCGCACCAAAAACATCGACAAAACCCTCGGAAACCTCGCTTCTGACTTCAAATTGACCGACATGAACAATCAAAACGGCACTTCGGCGGTTGTTCGTCCAAATTCAAAGGCCGTGGCGGCGCAAAATCAATTGATGGGAAAGTTGGGCGATACGCGAAATGCGTGGGGTCAGGTTCCGCAGGGCACTTCGGGCATCAATCAAGCGCTCGCGTCATCAAAGGCAATCCCGGACAACGCATTGCAGTCCATTCGACCGGCGCTTCAACAACCAAAGCCAATGGTGGTGGGTCGCCATGACGGCGAGATTAAGGCGTAAGCAATGAAAATCCCAAAAGACATGCAGCAGCGCGATATGTTCTACCAAGAGCTGATCGACAAGTGCACAAAATCCCAGGACGACCGCCGGATTGACTACGGCAGCAATCGGCATTTCTTCCTGTTCGGTCGCGGGCCGGACGAGCCGGAAACGCCATACAACAAAATCTTTCCGCACATCGACATGCTGACTGCGTTTCTGTTTGCGTCCGAGACAACAAAATTCACGACGCATTTAGGGCCGCACATTCCAGGCCACGAATACCTGCGCCTCAATGCAATCAACCGCGCCGTCAACGACCAGTGGCTCATGTCAAACGGTGACCAGACTTTTGGGCAAGGCTTGATCTGGTCGCTGGTCTACAACACGATGATCTTTAAAATTATCGTTCGCGCCAACGAAAAAGGTTTGCAGGGAATTGATCCGTTCATTATTGACCCGGGCTCGTTCGGCGTATTGCGGGAGGATATTCCTTACTTGGATCGCCAAGAGGCAATGTGCCATTCCTACTACACAACCAAGTCGCAGCTGGAAGTGGATTTGGCAAAGCATCCGCAGCGCGAGCAAATTCTTGCCAACCTTGACGCATTTCCGCGCACCAACAAAGAGTCCGATCCGACCGGTGTTGATCGCATCATATTGTCCGCATCTACGCCGACGATGCAAGGTAACGCGCAAGTTCCTCTCAACGCGAATGTTGACTACATGCCGAGAGTCGCGGAGGACTTGGTTGAGATGCAGGAACTTTGGGTGTGGGATACTGATGGCGGCGATTACCGCGTCGTAACAAGAGCCTCAAACTCGGTCACGATTTACGACCGAATGAATTTCTTTATCAAGGGCGAGGTGCCGTTTGTTCAGATTTGCCCGAATCCGATGTACTCGTACTTTTGGGGCATGTCAGAAGTCAGCGGCTTGGTGGGCTTGCAAAAGTGGCGCAATCAGCGCGTTTTGCAGGTCAAGGAATTGCTCGATCTGAATGTTGATCCCCCAACATCGTTGACCGGCTGGATGGGCTTGGTTGACGAAAAGAATTTTGCATTGAATCGTCCAGGCGGTTTGCTCGTCACGGATTCCATGCAAGGCAAAGTGGATCGCCATAAGCCGGACATTCCCCCCGATCTTTTTGCCGTCATCCACGAAATTGACGCGATGTTCTCGGAGCGCAGCGGCCTGCAAAACATTATGATGGGCAAAGGCGAGTCCGGAGTTCGCTCTGGCCGGCAGACCTCTGAGCTGGCGCGGCTTGGATCGGCTCGAATCAAGAAGCGGGCGCTGGTGGTTGAAGATGCTTTGGAAAAAATCGCTACGCTTTATCTCAAGGTCATGCAAAAACACGACACCAACGACTTGAAAGACGCAAAGGGTAATCCGTTTATTCCCTCGCAATTCACGTCAGATTACGTCGTGAAAGTGGATTCGCACAGCAATTCCCCGCTGTTCTCGGAAGATCACAAACAGTTGGCTGCCGAGCTGCTGGAGGCTCACGCAATCGACCGCGAATCGTTCATTGAAATGATTGACCCGCCGATGAAAGACCTATTGCTGCGGAAACTAAAGCTGATGGAGGCTGCGGAGCAAAAGGCGAAGCAGGCTGAGGCTCAATCGGAGGCGGCGGGCAATGCTGCAAAATAAATTTGAAATTGGCAAAAGATTGGTGTAAAAATTCGCACAGGGTATGGCTGTGTTCCCTTTAAAACGTGGCCGCTTCGACTAAGGAGATGATTATGGCCCGCCGTTCGCGCCGCGCTAAACGCGCTTCCAAGAAGTAATCGGATTCGTCCGATGGTTGGGTGCGTCAGCGCCCATTCTCAATCCAAGCCCAGGAGAAGATTATGGCCCGCAAACACATGCGCGCAAAGCGTAAAAGCAAGCGGTAATACCGCCCTCGATGCCCGTCAGCATCGAACATTATTTGACTTTGCTGAAAAACACGTTTTTAATACAAGCTGTTTATCAGTAAAGTAAGCAATTACTGACGGAGAATCTAATGGCACTCGGATACTTGCAACAGCGTCAAAAAGTCGGCAACCAAACCGAAGATAACTTCGTCGCCGGCATTGGCGTCAACGGTCAGCTTAACGTGGCTGGCGGGCAGCTTATCTGCTCAAATATCCCCATCGGTTCCGTCGCGCTTGCTAGCATTGGCACCAATACGACCGATATCGTCCAGTTGTGGACAACCGATATTTTGGTTCCCTACAACCGGATCGTGAAAAACATCAGCATCCTGTCGGGCGGCACCGCCACGACGGACAATTGGCTTGCCGCGATTTACGACTCATACGGTCGCTTGATTGCCTCAACCGCTCTGGCCGGTCAGTTGCTCGCCACCGCGAACACTTGGCAGACCCAACCGCTGGCGCTGGTCTATCCGGCAAGCGGCCTGACCGCGTCAACCGCCGGCCTGTCAGCAACGCAGGTTCAGCTCTACGGCCCGCAACAGTATTTCATTGCGGTTCAGGGTAGCGGCACAACCGCAGGCGCTTTGCAGACCGTTCCGGCCCCGTATCAGATTTGCGCTTCCGCGATCACGGCGGCAACTTTCGGAACGATTCCGGCCACGATTACGCCGCCGACTACATTTACGGCAGCCAAAGCCCCAATTGTTTACTTGAGCTAAGACTGATATGGCACAAGACATGGGAAATGCTTTGCAGGTGTCGATAGGCTCAAGCCTGCCGACCTACAAGGCCGTCCTGTTTGATGTTGTGCCCTACACTGCCGCCAGCGATGTTTTAAATATCAGCTTGGCGTCAACGGCAACCGTGGCGCTGCGGGTGACGCGGTGCTATGTGTCGTACGACGCAACCGCCAGCTCGACCTCGGACGCCTATCTTATTCGGCGCATCACAGCCAATGTGGGCGGCACTCCAACAACTTTCTCGACCACGCAAGCGTCATTTTTGTCTGGATTTGGGGTTGTCACGCAGTCCGATACGGCTGACGCGGCCACGGCAGCGACGGTTGTTGGCTATACCGCAGCTCCTTCTACGCTCGGAACCGGTCAAATTATTGATGGCGCACACATCACCATTCCGGCGGCGGCAACTCCGTCAGTCTCGGTTTCGTTTTTTGAATTGACCTTCACGACTCGCGGCAGCAAGCCGCCGATCATCCGTCCAGGCCAATCGATTTCATTGTCTTTGGGGGCCAATACGGTTCCTTCCGGCGCATCTCTTTACGCCTCGATTGAGTGGGTGGAAGTGCCGCTCACGTCGGTATTCTAGGAAAAAACATGCCAGCTATTGACCCTAAACTTGCGGCCCTTATGGGCAAATCCGGCCCGCCGACCCCTCTCCCTCCG